ATTAGAGCTCAGCACACTACTACCTTTATTACAGGCCGCAATAACTTCAGCACGTCAATTAATGATTAATCTAGCTAATGTTGTCGATTCACCAGACGTAGCTGATATAATGTCCATTAAGACCGGTAACTATAAAGTTACTACTGCATGGTCATGGACTACTTGGTTCAAAACGCATTCTTTTGACTTGTTTTTGACATTGTTAATGTTCAATGTCATTTACTTCTTAACATGCCCTCAAGTTCTTGAATTCTTGCATGAATGTTACATAGGTGCTACATGGTTATGGTACTTTTATGGATTGTATTTGACTTATTTACATCCATATCAACATTACTTCATACTGCTGTTCACTATTATTTGGAGCTGGAATCTACGACGATTCCTTCGCGCTTGCAGCGGTATTATAGGCTTGATACCTCTTTTTCGCCTATTCGGAGTAGCACAATGTGGTGATGGAACCGAAATAAACCCTTTTAACATGAAAGAGTTTATATATTTGATATGTTTCACCATCGCCATAACAACGTTCATCCGCCACCTGTTACGATTCATACCACCAATAATCAGACACATCGCAGATAAACCTCAAATAATTAATACATCATGTATCTGCGAAGACAATTATGCAGAAGTTAGTGGGAAACTCGACCGAGATACCAAATGGAAAGTTCACATCCCAGCTAACTTAACTATGGAACAATTCATGGCGATGAAATGTAACAATAACAAACCTGGCTTGGTGCAGATTATGCCTACAATTTATGGTGCGCCAAAACCTATAATTTATCACATTTGTAAAGCCACCAATTATTGCGCTATAAAGCGACAAGCCACCGAGGTTGTTTATGCAGACCAAATAATGTTAGCCCGATTTGAACGATGGTTTGCAAGAGAATTCAAAACATGGAACTGGTTAGACGATTTCCACTACAGTTTCGAAAAATGGTATAACCATTTAACTACCAAACAACAACACGAAATAGATCGCTTAGATCCTGAAACAGCAATTATTGAGTTTGTGTATGAAATGTTTGTGAAAGTGGAAAAACAGTTGTACGAGACAAACGGTAAAGCACCGAAAAATAGATGTATATGTATTCCAGGAACATTTGAAAAATATGTATTAGGACCGATTACGTATGCACTCGAAAAACTATTTAAAAACAACTGTAAAGGGTATTGTGGAGGTAAAAACTGGGAGCAGTTAGAGCAGATGTACAATCAATTCGAAGCACAGGGATTGACACTCACTATACAACTTGATGGCAGCGGC